GTCAACACCCTTTCAAAGTCTGTTACGTTGTGATAGAACCTTTCACCAACACTCATACTGTCCTGCTCTTTACTCTTACCACCCCACAACCACGCCGAGAGATACATTCTCCCGTCCAATTTCAACCACTGCCTGAACTTCTCAAGCGTTTTCTTCGCCGATGGGAAGCCCATGTAATTCGCCGTTCCCAGGCACACTATCAAGTCGAACGTCCCAATGCCAAACACAACATCTTGGATTCTTCCTGCTACGAGTTCAAGTTCGGGGAATTTCTCCCGTGCCATACTCAATCTCTGCTCTGCCACTTCCACACAACACCATCTTTTCACGTTCTCAAGCTGCCCGATGATCGCCCCACTGCCCGGTATATCCAATCTCACCTCATTCCAACAGTCTGTCTTCAGTGCAACCGCATGCTTCATACATGATGCCGCTTCCCTGCATCTCTCAAGATAGTATCCGTGTATGTCGGTGTCGTAATTCATAAGTCTGGGGCGGCTGTTACACCGCCCCGCCCCTTTGATTACGCTGACGGATGCAAACCGTGTGCAAACGCCTCAGAGATGGTGATGCCACCGCCGATGCGAGTGCTAAACAGCATCTTAACGAGACCGCTCGAAAGCGAGGACTCGTCGCGTCGGATAGTCAATGCCCTGCGCTCGCAGATGACATATCCCGCAGCAAAGTTTCCTACCATCAGCGACTTCTTGCTCGCGCCGATTTCATCAACGCCAGCACAGTTATAAAACCGTCCGCCGAGGAGTGAACCACCCGCGAAGCCTCCACCACCAGTGTTCCCTTGACCGACAAACCCAGATGCACCACCGTTGCCGATGTATGGGAAGCTGTAAGCCGTGTTGAGTAATCGGATTTGGCTCTCCGTCGCCTTCGTCCCGACCCATGCAATCTGATCCCGGTACTCGGCATTGAGTGAACCCAGAAGCTCAATTGGCTCTCCGACTCCGATGGCAGTTGCAGAATCGAAATCAAGACCCTTGGCCGAACCGTACCATGCACCCGTTGTGCCTGTGATGAAATGCACGTTCTCGGTATTTGCCAAAGCGCGGGCAGCGTGAGCAACAATGAATGGCACGAGGTCAACCACGGAGTCCTCAAGTAATTCCTCGGAGATAGGTACGTTGCGCGTGTACTTCGTAATCGTCACTGCCAATTTGTTGAACGGCTGATTCTCAAGTTGATCATATGCAACCGTTTCGCCTGGAGCAACGAACACGCCCTGACGATTTTTCTCAAACGGCACATTGACCGCCGATGAGTTGACCTGCAACACCGTCGCACCTGCAGCACGAGCGATGGACTGCGGATCGCGAAGTTCATATACCATCTTTGCGATCTCGGTCGGGACAAGTTCCTGACCTTGATACTGCGTTCCTTCGACAAGGTTGTAATCTGTCTTGTACTCAGGATTCGCACGAAGTCCGCCGTTGTCACCCGTTTTCAGGAAGTGATTGAACGCCTTTAAAGCATCATCACCACGTTTTGTTTTCAGATTGAGAGCCGCAGAACCGCCGCCGTTGACAGGAGGAGCCGCAGTCATTGCCTTGTTGAGCAACTCCTTCAGACCCTCTTCCATTTCCTGCGCTGCTTTTGTTTCCATCGCTTTCTTTTTTGCGTCGGCATCCAGCTCTTCGCCGATCTTTTCAACGATTGAAGAAAAACTCTTCACGTTGATTGGCGCAGCCTGCTCATTCGCTTCGTTCGTTTTCTTCTCTTCAACTTTCTTCACTTCTTCTTCCATTGGTTTCACCTTTACTGGTTGAGTTGTTTGTTGTTTGCTCTCAACCTCTGCGACGATCACCTCGTCCTCTGCTTCGGTTTCAAGTTCTAAATCTGTTGTTTCAATACTCTTCAAGCTCATTGCCTGGTTTCTCGGCTCTGCCGGTGTCGGAGTCAGGGAAGCATCCAAGCCCAAAGGCCAAGATGTAATATGATTGGCCGAACCTTTCTGCTCGCGTTGTACGAGATGTGAGGCGGTTCCGCTTGACCAACCGAGCTTCCCCTTTTTGGCAAGCTGATAAATTGCCTTCTCGTATTTGTCCCGCATCTCAAGCTGTGCCTCAATCCACACACCTAAATCATCGATCTTCATCTGTGCCTGACCCAGAATCTTTGCGCCGATCTTCACATCAAGACCGTGATTGTAGAGAGTTGGGCTTGTCATATGCGGCCCGAAATCGGTTGACCTCGTGAAGAAATCACCCGATAGGTCTGTGCTGTTCTCATCCGAGAACGTCACCAAATAACCCCCGACCTTCCCGCCTTCAAGGGCTTTCACTTCCCCGCCGTATATCGTCGTAACGTCAAATTGTTCCATTGAATACCCCTTTCAACTCTTCCTCGTTTGTCACACTCGCAAGCATCTCAAAAACCTTATCTGCTATGTCCTTAGGGATCAAGTCCGAATCAAACTCAACCTGCGCCGGCTTCCCAGATTTAAACCGCTTCAAACTCTTTCTGTACCATTTCTCGAGATCTACCTTGATCGGTTGCGCGTCGGGTTGCTGCTGCTCCGACTGTTGTACTTTGTCTGACTGCACAGCCGGCACAACCGTTTTGTTCTTCTCCGCATCTTTGATCCACTGCTCTGCATCCTCACTCAAATCGTAACCCAAAATATCAAGAGCCGCTAAGAGTGGAATCCCCGCATCCCTCAAGGTCTTTAGCGAATTGGCGCGTACCGTTTCATCTTCTTGCATCTCCGGTAGTTCCTGAGGAGCAAACTCTATTCGCTGACCTACCTCCGCAAGAAATTCGTTCAGGTGTTGCTCATAGATATTACACCGGGGAATGATTGTATCTTCCATGTAGATTCTACGCTCAACCTGTGCCGTCGCGTAATTCGCCGATGCCGTTGATAGCATTGTCTTGGGAATGTCGAACGCGTGAGCAACCATCTCAAGGGTGTGGTTATCAACACTCGCAAAATCGAACGTGGAAAGGTCTGAGGTCAATTTGTCAACTTTGATTTCACCCTTTACTCCGATCACACGTTCGTTTTTATTCCCGCCAAAGCTCCGCATCTTCTTCTTAAACCATGACTCCACCCGATCCCGCTCCGTATCCATCGTATTTTGTGGAAGGGTTAAAAGCGTAACCGGCAGACCATCCGAGCCGAAGAAGTTGGAAAGGAACTTGCTTGAACTTTTACTTGTCTGCGCGTCAGCAAGGACTACGCTCGCCGCCGATACCCCTGGTGCGAGATCGTCCTGCGGATTGAACTCACGCATGTAGACGAAGTCATCGGCAGTCCAGAAACCTTTCGGCCCGGGGAATCTCTCACCCGTTGGTAGTTCTTGCCAGAAAAGCAACTCCCCCTTATTGTACTGCCAGTTGATAGTAAACGGGTTGAGCCATTGAAGCCCCTTCCCGTATCTGTATCTGTTTTTGAGCTTCAGGAGCCACACTGCGCCGCGAAGAAGAGAGGATGCCTCCGACAACCAAAGCAACTCACGGAGCGGCATCTGATTATTGAACACGTAATCGACTTCGTTATCGGCCTCATCATAAATGTAGATAGGAACACGCGTCAGACTATTACAACGCATCCTGGTCGCGCGGTAGATGAGTGGAACCGTGTAGGTGTCAGCTTCGCCCGCTATGCTCTGTCTTGATGCCCCTTCCGTCGTCATCCAGGGGATGGATACAATGGTCTTTATCTCGTTCATACAGTAAATGCCAAAGAAAATGACTGCCCTGATAGTGACCCATCTAACGCCAAAGCCATCGCCCAGAAGCGGTCTGCATGGCCTTGTTCGGTTCTTTCCGCGTCAAAACGGACGTTGTTGGACGCTGTGACCGTCTTGCGAATGCTGTGTATATCGCTTACTAACTTCTGATTATCGGGTATCTGTAATGTCCTTTGCTCAAATGCTTTCTTTACGTTCACAGCCATCCGTTCTTTGACTTCTGCCGTGAACGTCACTGGGTCAACTTGGTAAAACTCTGCTGCAAGCTCCTCTGCCAACTGCGAACCCAATCCCGTCGCATCAACCTTGCACCGCTTCGGGTTGTTCACCGTTAAGATATTCCTGATCGCTGCCTTCTGATTCTCAAATGTTTCATTCTTCATTTCGTCAATGCTCACGGTATACAGCTTATCCCCTAATTTTCGTAAAACGTATATAACCGTGAGATCGTGCTTCCGTCCAACGTCGATACCAACATACAAGTCCCCACCGTCTGTGTCACCGTCTCCGACGTTCGAGCGTATAAGTGAATACGGATAATAAGCGGTTGATTCGTCGATGAACTCACAGAGATATTCCTGTCGAAAGGAGTCGTCGTCGAAGTTTCTGCGTATGAGTTCAATATCGACTGGAAGACCTTGCTCTCGTGCCGAGTAAATGTCGGTTCTGTGTCTTGTGAAGTCCTGGTATTTTCCTTCGTTAGCCCAGATACCGTAGAAGAGTCCCGATTGTCCAAGCGGAGTGCTAATGATAGCAAGTCGGAAACCAGCTGTAATTGTCGGGAGTATAGCCTCGTAGATTTCTTTGTCGTTCGTGTGATGCGCGAACTCGTCCAGATACACATTGCCAGAAAAGCCACGAACTGTATTCGGGTTCTGAGCCAGTGAAAGAATCTTCCCGCCACCCGCGAAGGAAATCTCAGACCTTGATTCTGTTGCGACTTCAATCCTTACCCCCGCCTGCTTCATTGCGCTCACCCACCGTGAGCATTTATCAAGCACCTCTTGTGCGTTCTTTTCTGCAGCTGACACTAAGAGCGAGTTCGTTCCGCTCCTCGCACCTATTACCGCCTCAAGCGCGATAGTTGTTGAGAACCTCGTCTGGCGTGCCTTGTTTGCAATCTTAAACCTTGCATCGTCAGTTAACCACTTCAATTGGTAAGGGAACAGATCGTTCTTGATTTCCGCCAAAAACGCGTCTAATCGCTTCGCTCCCGTTGATTGGTTCTCCATTCTTGCCTGTTATCTCTTGACGTTCGATGTAACCCCTATCTTTTGCCTGTGTCTTCAAGAAGAAACAGACAGCCCAGCCTTCGCCGTTCAGTATCGCCCGATGCAGGCTTGATTCCGCGTGGTCTTTCATGGTTTCTTTTGCTTCAATGCGGACTGCCTTCAATTCGGGGTGAGCCTCGATGAAGTTGTAAACCGTACCACGAACAACACCGAAAGCATTTGCGACAGCGGCTATATTGCCCCTGTACTCTCTCAGTTTGTCGGCCATCATTTCAGGACTAAAGTCAACCATTTTT